ACATCTATGCGTGAAGGTTCGCTGACCGATGAAGAATTTTTGAAAATGACCCAATATTCCAAGGCTATTTCACAAACACCGTTGGTTATCGATGATACCGCCGGTATGTCTGTACCAATGATTCGCACCCGCGCACGCAGATTGGCACGCAAATACGGCGGAATTGCTTTGATTGTAATTGACTATTTACAGTTGATGATGTCACCTGGTGGAAAACGCAGCGAAAATCGCGTGCAAGAATTGTCTGAAATTACCCGCGGATTAAAAATGCTGGCCAAAGAATTAGATGTGCCGGTTATCGCCCTGTCCCAGTTGTCACGCAGTGTCGAAATGCGCGATGATAAACGACCACAATTGGCAGATTTACGTGAATCTGGTTCTATTGAACAAGATGCCGATATTGTTATGTTCACATATCGTGAAGAATACTATTTGGATAATCGTGACCCATCACAGAGAATTTCAACCACAACATCACAAAACAGTGTTGAAACGTGGCAAAAACGTCTGGAACGCGCACGCGGCAAGGCAGATGTTATCATCGGCAAAAACCGTCATGGCCGTCCAGAAACTGTGCATTTGGCTTTCTTGGGCGATTATTGTTTGTTCGATAATTTGGACGAAATGGCGGCGCGGACAATGGACGCACCTTTGCCGGGTGATTTTGGAACAAACACACAAAATAATGTTGATTCTGGGCCGGCACCAACAGATGATAATGCGGGTGTTGATGTTTCGGCAATTCCTGATGATATTGCACTGTAATTTTTAATGCAGATTTTACTTGCCAAATATTTAAAAATTGACTAAACTTTTGTCAAGTATTTAACAGGAGTACCAACTATGGCACAAGAAGAAATCATTTTTCCTAATAATATTAGAACTATCCGTTTGAATAACGGTATGAAGATGACGGAATTGGCACGCAGAACAGGATTAAGTCTGTCGGCGGTGTCCAAAATCGAAAAAGGCGTGCGTCGTTTAAACCAAAAACAGTTGCTGAATATATGCAATATTTTGGGTTGCAAACTCTCTGATATTTTCATCAAAGAATCCGATGCAGTTGCAGGTAAATGGCAAACAGAAATCAAACGCCGTTTAAATGATAATGAACATGGTGGTTTAAAGGTGTTTGGTTCGGGTCTGCGTAAAATTCGTCAAATCAAAGGAAAAACTATTGCCCAGGCGGCACGCGATGCAGGTATGACTTTGTCTGTGTATCACAAAATCGAAATCGGCCAACGCGAAATTTATAAAAACGAAGTTGAACCTTTGGCTAAATCTTTTGCGATGTCGGCAAATGAAATGTTTGATAAAATCGCAAATTTATATAAATCTGGCGAATTGACCAAACAAATCAACAAGGTCAAAGAACGCGTTAAATCTGTATTGATTCCTGACAATCCTGTATCTGGGATTGATATGCACGACGGTTTGTATGGTGCAAAATTGTATGACAGTGCGCGTCGTAAATTGGTTCCGGTGTTTGGCTCACCTGCGGGCAAATCAATTTCTTTCAAGAAAAACGACAAGGTTATGATTGTCGCACCGGCTTCATTAGAAGGTCGCAAATCTATTTATGCGGTTATACCAAATTCAAAACGCAGTGGTGGATTTATCCCGGAAAAATCATACGTCTTTGTTGATGCGGCGCAACCTGCAAATGTTGGCGATTTGGCATTGTGCATGAATGCGGATTTTTCAAAGTTAAATCCTGATGATGTTGTTGATGCACATATTGCGGTGGTCCATAGTGATTCCAAGGGCAAAATGTATGGCGCATTGGTTGATCCCCAAGAAAAAATCAGCGCAACAACTATGCACAAAGTCGTTTTGATTTTGACCGAATAATTTTTATACGGAGAGAGAATATGAAACCAAAAGCAAATCTGGTCGCACAAAGATTGGTTAATCTGTATCGCCAAGAGCATGTTATATTGGGTGGCTGGGCCGCGTTAAATCCGGTATTTGTCCAAGAAGCCACAGACGATGTTTTGGACGAAATGGCAGATTTGCCGACTGGTAAATTATTGGTTCAACATATTAAAAATCTGCGCAGTGGTAAAACACCAATGGATTCAATCGAACGCGATTTGTTGCCATACGGTGGTTTGATGGGCGAATCTGGTGCATCAACCCCAATGTCAAACGAACAATGGCACGAATTAAGTGATGCATTGAATAATTTTGTTCCAAACCAACAAGGTCTTGAAAATCTACAAAAATTAGATGTTGTAAAAAAATTCGGCGACGAGTGGTTGGTTGGAATTAAAAACATGCTGTCTGGGGACACAGAATTGGCTGAAAAATGGAAGGTTGTTATGCAAACTTGGCGTGCATATCATTTATGGGATATGGCAACCCAGATAATCAGCCAACCATTAACAGAACGTATGCGCGCACAAATCCAAGCCGATATGCCAGAATACGAAACTTTCTTGCCGATGTTTGCAGAACCTGGCAATCAGTTGTTGGCAAAATTGCGTTCTTTTATGAGTGATAAAAAACGCCCAAGTTCAACCGATAATTAACATTATTCGCCCTGCTCTGTATTTTCTGTGCGATATATTGTATCGGTGGTGTGTGGTGTGCCGATATATATTATTGTGCCATGGGGCGACAAAATAAAATCTAATTCACGCAATCTTTCACGCAGTGCCTCGCGTTTTTGTGGGGTGTTGCATGTATTTGGAACCTCTACGTCATCACATATTATTAAATCTGCACGCATACCTGTTATATTACCATGGATTCCTTGGCATACAACCGATGGTTCGCGAATACCAATTGGACGATTTATTGTTATTTTATCTGCCGACCATTCTTTTTTCGATTTTGGAATTAAATCTGTGCAAAACGGGTGGTTTTCCAATATATTTTTTATATGTGCCACCATGCGTGATGCCAATGCGGTGTGTGCAGATAAAACCAAAATTCTGGTTTCTGGGTGTAAATATAAAACACATGCTGCAAAAATTCCAACAACTGTTGATTTGCCAGAATGACGAAATGCCATCAGCAAACCTTTACGATTATTAGATTCCAATACACCAAATAAAAATTTTAACATTTCGTAATGATGATGCGGTGTTTGGTATCCCAAAATTTTGTTCCATTGGTCTGCAAATTGTAATACAGGATTCATCGCTTTTATCCAACAATTTTATCAACACGCGACAACCAAGATTTTAATAAATTTGGTTTTTTGGCGGATACACCAGATATTTTTGCCAAATTAGAATTCTTTTTTTCATTATATGGTTCGGCAATTTCATCACGCAATCTATTTAATACCGCGCCAGATGTGGTGCTGGACGCACTGACGCCGGATGCGCCATATTTTGCGCGTTGTGTTGCCAAGGCTTTTTTTATTAAATTTGTTTTTGCGCGTTCGTCTTTGGCAATTTGTTGTAAAATTTCTTGCCGTTTATTGTTTAATGATTTTTTGTTTTTTTGATAATTCAAAACATCTGTGACATCTGATACAAGTTGTCCCATTTTAAACTCCTTTGGATTAAATTTCATATTGTCCGTAAATTGTGACAGATAACACCGTAATTGGTTCAGGTTCATTACCACTGATTTGCCATGGTGATATCGATACATCAATTTGCGAACCTAAAAAATTCATAGATATATCGCCAGAAAAACCACTGGACGACGCATCATAAATTTCGTTTGGTAATTCCAGGCGCATATTGTTTATAAACGCCCCTTTGGTTTCCATCAGCCGTAAATTGACTTTGCGTAATCTTAAATGTTTTGGTCTGTGTCCTGAAAAAGACAAAGGTAATCCAGATGCGCAAAATTCTATATCATGCGTTCCAGAATCTGTCAATGCGGTGCCAGAAAACTTTGCTAATTTATATGTGCCTGTGTTTTCCAATACAACATACGTTGTGTTTCCTATGACCACAACAGATTTAAATTTTGCATACGAACTGTACCGCGACCATGCCGAAATACCCAAACCAACATTTTGATTTAATACCGCCATGGTGCCATCTGCATTTACCAAATATAATTGTTTTAACTCTTTGTTATACGTAATATCCACAGGCGAATTTAACATATGTTTTGAAAACAAACATAAATCATCAGCATTATACCTTTCGCCAAGTGTATCCAATGACAATTTGCGAATATCACGCAGTGTGCTGGATACAAATACTGTATCACCTTCGATTTTTTGTGGTGGTAAATTACATATGGTTGGGCTGCCAACGGTGGTGTGTTGAACTATATTCATACTGGACGGTGTGACCGGTTGATTGGCGATTGCCCATTCACCCGCAGATGTTAAAACCTGTAATTTATCACTGCTGATTAAACTGCAAACTTGCTGACGTTCTTTGGATAACAAAGTTGTTGAAATTGCCTCGTCATCTAAGCCAGAGCCCGCATCAAAATTATGATAATCACCAACATGCGACATCCATATTCCCCCAGGTATTGCGCGTGTTCCACCAAAAACTAATCTGTCTTGGTGAAATGTGATTGCAATTGGCCAACCATGTTTATCATCAAATGCACTTTCCAACCAATCTGTCACAGGGGCAGCCGGCAAAGTATATTCAATTGTACTGGTGGCATAAACGACTGTGGGACTTATATATTCTGTAATTTGCCAATTTTGGTTATTAAACCGCAATGTTGTTCCAACATTGTCTGGGGTCCAATAATTTGCAGATGCAGTTAATATTGCAGATTGTACGCCATGAATTCCGGCGGTGACAGATATGTTGATACCATACATATCATCATATTTCATAAATGGCATACGCGGATATACACCTGTGGTGTCGTAAAAATTAAATTTATCCAAAGTAAAATCATTTCCTGATTTTTTAAATACATATGGACAATAATCAGGCTGAACAAAAACCAACGAATCACTGAAACCGGCGCATTGTAAATGTGTAAGTGCAGATTCTGGCCATGGGGAACTTATTATTTTCAACAATGTATCATTTGAATATACGGATACAGTATTATTTGAAAACACCAAAATATAATGTTCTGTATTTGAAATATCATATGAAAAAATACGTGAAAAACCTGGCAATATGGCGACATCAACCAACCCGGCGCGACGCGTTAATCCCCCACCAGACAATACGTCCATATTTTCCAAACGTGACAGACCATAAATATCTTTGTTCAAATAAAATTCTGGCGCAATTTCACCATGCGCAAATGAATTTTGCGTGTGTATAAATTCTGTCATTTCATTTCCTTTTTTTTAATATTTAAAATCGTGCGTCTATCAAAGAAAATTGCCTGACCCCGGTATTAATATCTGCGGTGGAATCAATAAATTTCGCGTTTTGATATTCTGCGTCGTATAAGTTAATTAATATCCGCAACATCTGTTGATTGCCGGTCAAAGGCACACAAAATTCTATTGCCAATTTTGTTGCCGCCAATGATACAAAATAACTGGGGAAAAATTCTGGTTCGACACGTTGCAAAGCCAATATTTTTACACTTTGCGACCGCGATAAGATTTTATTGCCAACAATACGTCCATCACAACGCAATATACGCAAGACATTTGATGGTATTATAAATTCATCATTTTCATTTTTTTCAATTTCAAAATTTTTTGATGCAAAATGCCAAGGGTGTGTTGATATCAACGAATCAATCGTTGTGTCGTATAAGGTTCGCGCCAATTGCGCAGATGCGGTATCTGCATTTATCGATGTTAATGGTTGTTCGCCTAATTTTAATAATGCCATAGAACATAAATCTTGTTTAGTGACCATATTGAAATCCTTTGTAAAAAAATTAAATGGGGCGCAGATAATTGCGCCCCAACTGGTTGGATTGTGTATTATATATTTTAAGCCAACGCACCAACAGATACCGCCGATTCAGAAACTGTTATTTTCTTTATGGCTGTGCTGTCCGATGCATTGATAATGATAATATCGCCAGTATTCATTAATGTAATAACATTATTGAAATAACCACTGGTGCTAATCGCCGTCATTGTTTCGTCTGCGACATAGTGCCACAAAGTGAAACCATTTGCATACGCAATCACAGATAATTTTTTATTTTGAAATGCCATCTGTTTTTCCTTTTGGTTGTTTTGTTAAAGCGTTAAATTTATGCATTATCTTTGCATTTGACACGAACGATACCGTCTTGGTCAATCAATACGGCACCTTGGGACATGCTGTTGCTGATAAAGTGCGCTGCACGATCACCATGCCAAGAAATATCTGTTTTGACCTCTTGACCGCATGCATGACCGATACTGGACGCATGATATATAAAGCAACTGCGTTGTGTTGTGCTGGCAAGTGGTAAATCGTTGTGCAAAATCCATGTAATGCCCATCCATTTGCGAGCCTCGTATCCGTTTATCATTGGATATGAATCACCAACATAATCAGCTGACACAAATTCATTTATGCCCAATAATTCGTTCCATTGATGCACACCAACCACAGCAAATCTGCGACCGTCATCAGGAACATCTTTTTCATTTAATTTTTCAATTGCATTTAAAATTAATGTTTTGGTTAAACCTGTTGAAAAATCCCCAACATACGCAGTGGCATTATCCATGGCGCTAATAATCAATTCATCAGTTTTACGACCCAATGCATATGCACCAGCAGACGCAACAACACGACGTTCATCGACATTGGTTTTTAATTCGTCCAAAGAATCGACCCAATCACCTGCATAATAATCTTGCAAAACACATTCCACAGGTTGATGATTCAAATTCATAACTGGGACAATACCATGTCTGGATTTTGTGCTGGCGGTGCCACGACCGATTGTTTGAAAAGTGGTTGATTGTCCAACAACACCAGTTTTGCTGCGAACGGTTGGACGCAATTTTGTGCCCATTTGCTGATACGCAAGATGAACATCTGCTTCGAATTGTTTCACAAAAACTTGATCTATGGAAACAGACATATTTATTCCTTTTTGTTAAAAATTAAATTCATGTGCAAAAATGCACGACAATAAAAAAGATTTTGTTTTTTTGATTATGCAAATGAAATATTTGCGTCATATAACAAAAATGCGGGGTCAAACGGTGATTATCCTGCAACAGTTTTAGTTAGACTTTTTTTCATCTAACTAAAATTATTACAAAAAAAAACCGCAACGAATTGCGGTTTTTTTTAATCACTTTAAAAGAAAAATTATTTTCTTTTAGCAGCTGGTTTTTTGCATGCGCATTTTTTTGCTGCTGGTTTTGCAGCAACTTTTTTTGCAACAGGCTTTTTAGCAGCAACTTTTTTAGCAGCTGGTTTTTTCGCAGCAACTTTTTTAGCAGCTGGTTTTTTCGCAGCAACTTTTTTCACTGCTGGTTTTTTCGCAGCAACTTTTTTTACAGCTGGTTTTTTTGCAGCAACTTTTTTCACTGCAGGTTTTTTTGCAGCTGGCTTTTTAGCAGCAGCTGGTTTTTTAGCGGCAACTTTTTTTGCAGCAGGTTTTGCAGCTGCAGGTTTTGTTGCTTTCTTTGCCAAGAATGAAAATGCCATTCTTCTCTCCTTTTTATGTTTTGGTTAGAACAAAACTTTTTTTGTTCTTGATTCTATTTTAACTTAAACAAAAAAAATAGTAAAGAAGAATTTGATTTTTTATGAAATGTTTTTTCATTTTTTTATTTTATGAATACAATTTTTTAAAACCATTTTCAATTTTTCTAACATATTCTGGATCTGCATCACGCCAATATTTTGGGTCACGCATCATGCGTCGCAATTCATCATCTGTTAAATTTTCTGTCGCACCATTTTCCATTTCAACACGTGGTTCCATTGATTGCATCATTTGATATATGCCTTGGATTCCTTGGGCGCTGGCGCACAAAGATTCAAATGCATCATGTGGTAAAAATTTTTCACCAAATGTATTTATCGCATTTAATGCATCGTTCATTTTTTCTTTGCCACCAAAAAATTTTTCCAATTTTAAAATTTCATTTGTTTCATTTTTTGCACTCATCAATTCATTTATCACAGGTGATAAAAATTTTTCTGCCAAACCATAAATTTGTTCAACTTGATTTTTTGTTAATCCAATATCATGAAATTTTTGTTTAATCGATTCGTCATCGAACAACGCATTTGATGGATAATCATTTGCATTTTCTGGCACACCAATTGCACGATTAAATTTTTCACGCGTGGCATCATCGGCATTATCATTTGGCACAGATACCATCGTTCCAATTTTCTTTTCCAATTCTGTATATGATTTTACCAACGCATCAACATTAACCGAACCGTCAGTGTTTTGAAATTTTTCTGGGATTTTTTGCATTGTTATTCCTTTTTGTTTCTGTTGATTTGCGCAGAAAATAAATTCCGCCAAGTGTAAATATCGATTGCAGTGTTATAAACAAATCTGTATCACCAACCAAATAAGATGCGACGGCAGACAAAATTCCCACAGATGATATTATATATGTTCTGTGTCCTGCCAATGCGCCACCGCGAATAATTTTTTGCATTTTCATTTTTTATATTCCGTTATCGATAGAAAAACAAACCGTCCATTTCCAAAATATAACCACGTGCGATTGACCATGATGGATTAAATTCATTGCGATGAAATTTGGTTGCACCAAAACAATAATCTGGTAAATTGTTTTTTAACATTCTGTCGCAGACACGCAAACACATTTGAAATGCTTTGGCATTTGGATTGACATTTAATAAATCATGATGCGTTGATTTTTTATCCAGACTTTCAAATAATCCAGACTGTGTAATAAAATCAGTTGGTGAAATTCCATTAACACGCGCACCATTTGCAATCATCGAAGCCAAGGCTTCAACAACACGCAGTGATTGCCCACATGTTTCTGCATATATTACACGTGCAATTTTATAAACATCGCGTGCAAAATCGTTTTGATGTTTAATCAGTGTTAATTGCATTGTGGTATCCTTTGGTTAAAATAAAAAAAGGCCACGAAAAAATCGTGACCAAAAAATATGAGTAAAAAAAATCACGCCAAATGTGACGCGTATAATTTCTGCTCTTGATGGTTTGTATTATATCACAAATCGAGTTGCAAGTCAAGAATATTTCAAAATACATCGGTGCAGGTTTGATTCCGCCCCATTGGGGAGGGGGACCACCCGCCGCCAAAGGCTAAGGGTGGTGACGAGGGTATCAGGAACCCTCCCCACCACTTCGTGGTTCCCCCCTCCGCCGGAGGGGAATCATTGGTACCATTTGCCACCGGGGCTGTTCTGCATAAAAAAACACCGATATTTCTATCGGTGTTTTTTGACTCTGTCTGGCAGCCTTAGTTTTTTAATGGGAGTTGTGTTCGGGGCCTTGACCAAACAAAATCAAAACTGTCAATCTGCGTTTTCGATAATCTCGTACCAATGGGGTGTTCCGTCGTTGTCTTCAACGAGTAAGCATTTTTTACCGGCTGGGCATTGCTCGTTCGGGCGGGTTTGTTTGGTTGCCTGCAAATCCGCGATGGCTTTGGTCTGGTTGATAGTGTTCGTCACCACCGACCGTATCGTCGCAATAGTGGTGTTTAATTCCGTCACCACCGGACTAAACCGCGCGCTGTTATACGCCGTCGTCGCAATGCGGATTTGTTGCTCTGGGACAACCGGTCCGGCGATAAATTCACCTGTGCCCGCATTTGTAAAGAAAGTCCCGGATACCGTATCATACATACCTAAAACGTTGTCGGAATTACGGCGACAAGGAATACCATTAAATATTAAAGAACCGTCAGTGTTAGATTTTACCCAAAGATTATAAACTTTATCATAATGACCTGTTACCAATACGCCTGATGTATCTATTGTATTAGTTTTTGTGTAAGCAAGAACACCATCAATATAAAATTTATTATTTTCATTAAATAGAATGTTATATATTTTGTCCAAATCGTATGGTATTCCAGCGGTATAAGTTTCGACAATATTATTCGATTTATAACGAAAATTAATATAGCCTCCACTTTGCCATACTACAAGTCCTGTCACACCTTTATTTACATAGGATGATATTGACAACTGATTTCTCTCTTGTGGAGAAGCTTTATAATTAAAACATATAGTATCGCCTACACTTATCCCCGTATCAATCCATTGTGTGCCGGTGGATTCGATATATTGCAACTCGGTATATTCGCTGGGTAAATTGTTTGATGCAAATACCGGTATCGCGAACAATAACCCGATTAACCCCAATAATATTTTCTTCATTTTTCTCCCCTTTGTGTTTTTGGTATGTGACGCGATTTTTTGTGTTTTTTCAAAACACAAAAAATACCGCCTTGCAACAAGAAGCGGTCGGGGTGTTAGAAAAATCAAAATACTACAATGATCCCGCATATATTGCCATATGCAGCCACCCCGCCACAAAAACCAGCGAGGATTTACAAATCATTGGGAATATAATTCACATAATATGACACAAAAAAATTTTGCATCGATGCGAATTAATATCGATGCAAAACCAATTTCCGTTATAACAATACAAGAAACACGATTAACGAATCGTTTTCTGTTTTGGGATAACGATGCAGGTCTTGCATCGGTAGTATTTTGGGCTTTTCTAGGGCCCCGAAAACAATTCCCGTTGTTTTCGCATGTTATATTAAAATAA